AACTTGCTTTGTATTTGAATAATCTGCATCAATAACTAAGCCAGTAAAAGCAGTTCCACCTGCCCCTGCGTGTTGCTGAAGCCAAATAGTTCCGCCGTAATCCAATGCAGTTGGCTTAACTCGCATTGGAGTTGGTAAATTGATTGCATTTGTAAGCGCATTAGTCGTGCCGTACGCAGGACCTTGTGCAAACTTTTGCTGAGCGGAACCTGCTTCGCTTCGCCAGTAGTATCTTAAACAGGCGGCAAGTTCTCCTTGGATTGTTCCCGTAGCAGTCTGGAATGGTGTGGCGATTGAACCAGCCTCGATTTGAAAACCCCACATTTCAAAAGTATTAGATTGAATGCCAAGAGAGTTAAGCCTAGAATTTCTATCACTTCCTGAACTGACCCACCAAGCGCAACCAACAGATGAACTAGTACCAATAGTCTTACCAGTAATACTTGGAATAGAAAAGGTCATTGAGTATCTAGCCCAAGAAGTAGAAATTGTAACCTTTTGTCCTTGAACTAAATCATTGGCAGAACCACCACTGCCGTATGCCTGTTCAAATTCGAAAGCGATAGATGGAGTTCCCGAATTTGCTTTAGCCCAAAAAGATACTGTAACTGTTTGGCCTGCAAAAGTTCTCACATCTTCGATACGATGTCGAAGAGCAGTTCCATCACTATTTGCGCTTTGTCCGCTTGTCACTATTCTTATGTAATTTGATGCTTCGTAGCCTGCAACGGGTGCAGTTCCTGGGGTAAATGTTTGAGGACTGAAAGTGCTTGTTCCACCAACCGCCAAAGTAAAAAATCTGTCAAATGTATAAACTGCGTTAGAAGTAGTAGAAGTAAACGCTCTTTGATTGATATTAAGGTCGCCATTGATAATCTTGTTCTTGCCCGCTGCAAAGTTTGCACCATAGCGCAAGCCTGTTGAAGTGGAAGAATCTGCTACAAGTGTTTCACCATTTGCGCCGACGGCTAGACGTGCAGGTGTGTCGTTTGCGCTTGCCGCAACAATGTCACCCTTCGCGTCCACAATTGAATTCTGAATCGCATTTGCGTCGTCGGTTGTGACCCATGTGAAGTCCATGTTGGTGTTCGACGCTTTTGAAAGAATTTGACCTGTTGTGCCGCCTTTAAGATCGGCAAGTGATGTGTCAACGGCTTGACCAAATGTTTCAAAATCGGCTGGAAGGTCTGTGACCAAATCAGTCGAAGTTGGCATTTGCCACCCGAAATTGCTGGTTGGGTTAGTCATGTTTTCTCCTTATCAAGTGACAATTGTGGCACGCGCCCAGTCAAGCGTTGGCGACACGCCCGACCAAATCTTTGTTGGGTTAACTTCGTTCCATTCCAATGCCTGTAACGAATAGGCCACTGGCGAAACAATGAGTGAAATTGAAAGTTGATTATACGACGCCTGAAATGACCAACCCTCAACAAAACCCTGGAAAATTGAACCCATATTGCCAGGCAAGTCGTTGATTGCCACCGCTTCACCCATGAAAATGTTTAGCAAATTGTCGCGGTCGGAATTGTCAATTTCTGGGTTTGTCAGGTCGAAGGTGATTTCGCTGAAGATCGGCTGCGGGTCTTTTCTTAGGGTCAAATAGAAGTCTGCCTGGTATTCGGCGTCCACTGTTTTTTCCAGGGTCGTCGTGATGATCTGACCTAAATTGCCATAAGAAGAAATTGAAGCCGCGTCACTGGCGTTTGCTTCCTGGCCATTTTTGTATTGAATGGTGATCTGATTGCGTACGTCGCCCGCGCGGGTTTCAACCCGTAAGCCCGCTGCGCGTGCCTGATTAGCGGTCAAATCAACGTAACCATTTGAAGATAGATACTGGCTGCGGTGAATGGCGTCAGCGTAGGAAATGCGTCCAAATGCGTCTTCGTAGATATACCCCAACCCTGAAGTTGCCAGTGCTGCAACCAATGAATAAACGTTGGTTCTTTCTGACGACCGCGCTTGCAATTCATATTCGCCTGGGGTGTCGATTGTGCCCAGACCAGTATTTTCAGCGTTTGCCCAGGTAACGGTCGGGTCGTAGTCTTGCCATTCCAATGCCGCTGGGACTTCATTCCAATTGTTGACCAGTAAATCAGTTAGCAATGACAAAATCTGATCGCCGTCGAAATCCTTTGAAAGTACGCCGTCGGTCAATGCCTTTTGAAGTCGGGATAATGCACCCAGCGCCGTAATTGAATAGGTTTGTGTAAATGTGGTCGAACCGACGTCGCGGACTTCAATCACAATATCAACCACGCTGCCACCAAAAATCGGGATGTAAACGCCTGACGTATCCTTGACTTCAATTGAAATACTGCTATTGATTGAAACTGGGATTATTGACTGGTCAAGATCAATCAACTGGATGTTGGCGTATCCTGCCTGCGCCTGCTCATAAATGTTTGTTCTACCGCTGCGAATTGAAAGATTTGCCAAAACCGCATTGGTATAGGCAACCCCATCAATCTCCACTTTCCAAATGGGATTCCATTGGGTCATAGTGCGATCAGGTTGGAAGCGCCACCTGTGCCGCGATAGTAGGAATTGTTCAAGGTGTCAACGATTGTTCGTGCGGTGCCTTCTTTGTCGAGCGCGCCTGAAACGTTGATGTTGATTGTCGTACCTCGATCGGCTTCTTCGGCAGCGCGGAATGCAGCAACGTTGAAATTGGAAGGAATCGCTGCCAGGCCTGCGCTGGCAAATGCGGCAGTTTTTGCAGCCGTCGCCACGCCACCACCACCACCACCGCTGGAAACTGCGCCACCAGTGGACGGCGCTGAAATTGAAGGAATTGAAGGCGTTGACGTTGTGACTGTTGGGGTCTTGATGGAAGGCACACTGACATTTGGCGTTGAAATCTTTGACACGTTTGGCAAAAATGGGATTGCATTGTAAGCGCCAATTAACGCATTGATACCAGCGACCGCACCTGCGATCAACCCATTCAAAATTTTAACCACGCCAGCAATGACGTCAATGACACCACCTGCGATTTTGCCAGCGACCTGCAATGCTCCACCTAGAACGGTGCCAATGACCGGTGCTAAGTAAGTTGCGACGTAACTGCCGAAAGTTTTGAAAACTTCCAAATTGTCAGTCAGTGCGTTTTTGACGTAATTAAACGCCTTAATTAATCCGTTAATAATCGGCGTAAAAACATTCACGATTGTGTTGCCAAGATTGGTAATGATTCCACCCAGGCCGTTACCGTTAAGGCTGAAGGCACCTGAAAACGCATTAATAACTGGCAACGCATTTTGATTGATGAAATTGATAACCTTTTCCAAAATAGGTAACAACGCGAAACCAATTGTTTCTTTGGCTTCGTTAAATGCAATTTGCATTCTGGCAATTCGTCCCGCGTAAGTGTCAGCGTTACGGGCTGCGGCGCCACCGAATAAATCTGATAAGCGACCTTGCACCTGTTCAAATGACATTGTTTTCAATTCCGCAGACGATAAACCAATCCCTAATCTGCCCAACGCGGTTGTGTTGCCGTCGTAGGCTTTAGACAATGAAACGGCGACGGCTTCGACAGGTTTGCCAGTGGCCGCGCTGATATCTAGGGCGGTCGCTAATAAATCTTGCGCTTTTGTGATGTCGCCAGTTGATCGAACCAAGCGACCCAACGCTGGACGCAATTCGTCATCCGCAACGCCTGTGGCCAATGACATTTGAAGAATGGATTGCTCGGTGGCCTTGATTTGTGCCTGTGTTGCGCCCGTAGCATTTTCCAGCGCCAGCGCCAACTGTGTCTGTGCCTTTTCGTCTTCGATTGCGGCCTTGACGCCTTCAATGCCGATTTTGATTGCATAGGCACCTGCGGCTGCGGCTGCGGCCACAAATGCAGCACCAACCATTTTGCCGACTTTGCCCATTTTATCGCCGAAGGAATCGACGTCTTTGCTGGCTGATTTCAGCGACTTGTTGAGATTGTCAACGTCACCAAGGATGGAAAGTTTAAGGGTACGACTACCAGCCATTAGTTATACTCCTTAACCACTTTGACAAAACCATTTTCCCAACGCTTAACAATTTCTGGTTGAATGCTTCGAAGGGTTGGATAGATAAACCAACCGCGTGAACCACGACCTTCCCGACCTGACCAAACTGGAAATTGCTTGTATCGATTAGAACCAAATTCATTTCCAGCCCACAATTGTTGCGTGGTTGCCCCGCCAGAAAACTTTTGCGCTGCGAAACCGTAACTGATTTCACCAATTTTGGACGATTTGGAAACTTTCGCTCCAGTAGCAATTCTGATTTTTGCGGCTTGATTTCTACCACTTAGTGCTGCGGCGTCAATCACACTTGATCGAACGTAATCAGCCAATTCACTACTGATAACTTTAGCCTGGTTGGTTGCTTCCTCGTCCATTGCTTTGAAAGAACGGGTAATGGCACGCAACTCATTCTTGTCGTAACTGATTGCGTCAGTTGCCATTTGCCCGTCCTTCCAGAATTTCAAGCACTGTCAAAATGTCCTCAGCCGTTTCAAATTGTTCTTTCGGTAAGTTGGTTGCTAAGGCCAACTCCCAAACAATTCGGTTTAGGCTTCCGACTGGGTGGCTTTTGGGTTTGCTTCACCGACTATCACTTCAGCGATCGTTTCAGTCCAGGCTTCGATTGGCTTAACTGGTTTACCAGCCGCTTCAC